ATAACTTTTTAAAATTTTGCAGTTTTATTTGTATTCTATATGGCAAGAAAATGAATATTGCAAATATATTTCTTTGTGTGTTGAAAAATCAAACATATAGAGATATACTAAAATTAAGTCTAGATTTAGATACCGATCTTCAAATTTTTAGATACTTCATACGATATGATGCATCCTTATCTAAGAGCAAATATGTTTCTAAATTCTTAAATTCAAAAGAAGGGATTAAATTAAAAGTAAATGTGTACGGAGCTTCAAAAGAAGATATACAACGAGCATCTAAGATCATCAAGGCTCGCAAAAAGTCAGCCTTATCGGCAAAGAAAAGACTTCTCAAAACTAAGTGATAGTATTAAATTATATCTATTAAAATTAGAAAATTTATTTTTAAATAACTCTCACATAAAAATTTCAGATTTTTTTGCAGCTCCATATGAGGTATATGGAAAGGACGAAAATTTTGATTTGAAGTTTTTTACGACACAAAAAGCTATTGGAATATATTCCATTTATATTAAAAAAATAATGGAATCAGATCCTGATGAAATACTAAATAGAATTGTTGATGGTATAAAATTTATCAAGAAATTCTGTTCAGAGCAAAGCATATCAGTTGATAAATATGTAGAACATCAAACAGGCTTGTACCCAACATTTATTTTACATTTAAAGCAATTTATATATCCACTATACATCATTTTTTATTTGCCAAAAGGCGAAGAAATTTTCAGAAAAATCCCACTGGACGAAAGAATTTTCTTGTTTTCAGACAATGTTTATGAGAATATTTCTGAACTTAATCGAAAGGTTAATAGGTCTGTGAATGCTGATAGGCTTTTGCGGACTTGGGTGAGCAAACAACAATAATACTACTAATAATAATACATTATGACTACATCATACAATAAATCAGTGTTCGAATCTATTAAGAATAGCTTGAACAAAAATCTTACAGAAGGACTTTGGAATAAGGTTCTTAAGTTCGAAGTTGGGAAGACGTATACCTTGCGCTTCATTCCGAACATTAAGCATGGAAATTCGATCTATACCTATCAACAACATGGGTGGAATGATCCTGAATCAGGAAAATATACAAGTGTCCTTTCTAGGAAGACCTTTGGAAAGGAAGAAGTAGATCCAATCGGATCTCTCTGCTACAAAGTTAAGAAGGGTGGAAAGTTCACCCCTGAAGAAGAAACATTCACCTCACTTGTGAAGTGGAATGAATATTCGTTGGTAAATGTTTACGTTGTCGATGATCCATCAAATCCAGAAAATAATGGAACTGTTAAGATCTTTAAATTTGGAAGAAAGTTGGCAAAGCAAATCTTTGCTTCGATTAATGGTGAAGATAAACAGATGATTCCTTCAGTTTCTGAAGATGAGGAAGTTGCTTATGGTGAGCGTATTTTTGATTTGACTGGAAATGGAGTTAATTTTAAGCTCAAGGTAGAAAAGCAAGGGACATATCAATCTTTTGATGGTTCTAGATTTACAGGTCCAGTCAATCTTAAATTGACTAAAGATGAAATTGAGAATATTCATGATTTGGTTTTTGATCTCACTACATTGAACAAGGAATTTTCTCGCGAAGAAATTCAAGAAATTGTTGATCGAAATACAAAGCCTAGGAATATTTCATTCGAAGCTGATCTAGAAGATCAAGCTCCAGTTGGATATTCAGATCATGATGATGAAGAGGAGCCTGTTAAATCGGTATCTAAGCCTAGTGTTAAACCAGTGGTATCTGCTTCGTCTAAGCACAATCCACTAGATGACGATGATATTGAAAGTTTATTGGCAGACTAACAAACTTTTTTGAAAGAAACTACAGCCCATAGTTGAAAAGCTATGGGCTGTTTGGTATATAATACATGGACATTCAGAATGATTTAGGATTTAGTGATGATGATGCATTAAAAATGTTTGTTGGTCAGACATATTCACAAATTAGAATGCACGACGCTATGGTGGTTGATGGAAAGAGATTGACAAATGAATTTACTGAAATTGCTGGTTCTGTTTTAACTCCACACACAAGAAGACCAGTATACCCACATCCAACGCCACAATATACCCAAAGCACGCCTTATATTGATGGAAATAGGCAACCACTACCCCCGCCACCAGATGACCCAAATCAAATGGAATTTCAATTTGATAATAGTAAACTTTCTGTAACTATAGAGAAAAAATTTGACAGTATTGTCAATAGATTGAACTCTATTGACAAAGCCATTAAACATCTGTTATCATCATTGGATGAAATTAAAAATTCTAAATCGTGATGATCTAGTTCAAAAGTTTCTTCTACCGATCACTAAGATTTCAAATATTTGTGTTTTAAACTTATTTAAAAATAAGTTGAATACATTTGTGAATGGTGATGTTAGTAAAAACATGATCTATTGTAGCACAGATCAAGTTGAATTTGATTCTGAAGATGTTAAGTTGGGAATTAAAGATGTACGTATTTTAATTTCAAAATTAAAGCAAATTACTGAAAATACATTTGAATTGGAAATTACTAAAAATAGTATTTCCTATTCTAGTAAAAAATTAACATTTAAACATATCTTAGTAGAGGAAAGAAAAATTAAGATTCCTAATTTTAAAGAAGACAAACTATTAGCATGTATATATGATAATAAATTTGTATTAAAATTAGATTCTCTTAAAACTTTAATTAAGTGTAGTACTACATTAACTGAAAGTAATAAATTGTATATTTCCACAGACGAGGGGAATATTGTGGGGGAATTGAATGATAAGTCTAAGCGCAATATCGATACATATACGTTAGTTCTTGCAGAAAGTTATAATGGTTCTGATATAGGAGTTCCAATATCTTTTCCATTTGAGCCATTTAGAGTTATTTCAACTCATGGTAAAAGTGATGTATTGGTTGGTATCAATACAAAAAATGAAATCATTGAATTTGATGTCAGTTCCGATAACTATATAGTGAAGTATGTGACATCTGCTTTAGTTAATTAGTTATGAACAAGCGACAACAAAACAAAATAAAAACTCCAGGTTACTTTATAAAGCGTCTTAGAGATTGTAAATTTTCTGTTTTAAGAGTTTTTCAAAATTATGGAATTCATGATTTTAGGAGATGGACGGTGTTGGTGGATCCCGGCAACACTTCTATTTTTGTAACTTGTTATAACAATAAAGATTTTTCAAACGAAGTTATGTTTGAATTTAACGATGGTGGAAATTTCTTTCCTAAGAATTTTTCTATTAAAACTGAATCTATAGAAATTATAGTTCAAGTTTTGGTTGATAAAGGTATTCCTACTATTTCAGAAGATAGTCCATACTTTAGAAATAAATTACAGAAAAATGGACAATCAATCTGACAACCCAGAAAAAAAGCCTAGAAAAAAAAAGCCAAAGGCGGTTAAAAATAACTCATTAAATCCCTCTAAAATTAATACGGATTCAATTAGATCTTTATTATCTAAATTTATAATGCAAGACATGATGGAGAAAGAAATGTCTGCGGTTAGGGATATAGAATTAGATTCTCTTATAGCTACTAATCAAGAATTTTTAAAGTGTTTTATTATAGTTGGTTATGATTTGAATGAGATTCCTATAGTAGTTTTCAAGGCTAACAGTCAATTACAAGCAGATGCGTTATCATCTTCTATAACAAAATTGGTTATTAATGGAAATAAAGATGTATAAATAGATAAATAACATTATGAACATTGTTAGACCAGTTATTATAGAATCTCCTATAAGTGGAAATCCAGTTAGACCAAAGGTAACTGAACGTCAGGTTGGAGATCATATTTATGTAGAAGCAATTTGGATTGATCCTTCTTCTGGAACTTTTATAAGAAAAGGTATTGTTCAAATTTTAGATGCTGCTACTAGAAAAGATGTCACTGATGAAGTGTCTTTTCATTAAAAAATCTTGATAAATCAAATTCATCAGTATAAACTATATTGATGAATTTTCCTAAAGAGTATATTGGATTTAAGTTTTTACAACTTTGTCCATATTCTAATTATTCTACTTACACAAGTAAGTATGTAGGTTGTTGTCCTATTTGCAGGGAAGGAAATTCTTTTGGTAAAAAGAAGAGGTGTGCATATATTCCAGAGATAAATTATATCACTTGTTTAAATTGTGGTGATAATTTAAGTCCCATTAATTGGATTATGAAGATTTCAGGTATGACCTTCTATGAAGTCGTACAGGACTTTAATAGCTTTAAAGATTCTGAAAGCGTAGAAATACTTAATGAGACAGAAATTAAGTCAAAATCTGAAATAGTTGTTCCAGATTTACCTTATAATGAAATTGACTTATTCAATTTAGATCAAATTGAATATTATAAAGGAGATAAAACCGTTAAAAGAGCATTGGATTTTATTAGTAAAAGAATGCTAGATAAAGCCATCAATAAGCCTACTAAATATTGCATTTCTTTAGTAGATAAATTCCATAAGAATAGATTAATTATTCCTTTTATGGATGAAACTTTTAAAGTTTTAAACTATCAATCTAGAGCATTGGATGATAGTTCTGTTAGATATTTGACAAAATATGGCGGGACTTCCTGCCTATTTAATTATAATAAAATTGACCCAGAATTCTATGAAATTTTTATTTTTGAAGGCCCATTTGATTCGACTTTTGTGAAGAATGGAGTTGCGATTGGAGGAATTCAAGAAAATAGTAATAAAATTTTTAAAGGAATTCAGGAAAAGCAAATTAAGGAATTCCCTTTTCATAGAAAGATTTGGGTATTGGATTCGCAACATAAAGATAAGGCAGCATTATCTAAATCTATAAAATTATTAGAATCTGGTGAGAATGTTTTTATATGGCCTAAAAAAATAGGATCTGTATGTAAAGATTTTAATGATATTTCAATGATGGGATACATGGAGCATATCACCTCTGATTGGATAATAAAAAACACCTACACTGGTGGTGAAGGTGTTAATATTTTAAATAAAATTAATATTTAAACATTAAATAAATGTTCTTTTCCATCATTAGAAAACACTATAAATAAATGTTTATATCCAGCGTTGATACATGCTTTTTGCTTTGATAAATTCATTTCAATATTATCGTTAAATGTGTATTCGCATTTAACTTCTATTAAAAAATTTAACTTTGGAATATAAATATCTGGAAAATATATTCGGTCCACATCATAATGATATCTAATATTTGGTATATCCTGACATCTACCCGCTTTAATATCATGTATTGTGATATCTGGATAATGTTTTAATAAATATCGAATTCCATTTTCTTCATATCCT